TTACCGCAACAATAACAGAGACACGAGCGCCCAGTCTTACTAGTGAAAGCTAGTAAGCAAGATATAGTCCGATCTCGGTAGCGATATCGAGTTTCTCAATATAAATTTTGGGAAAATAACTTAAATGCAGATTTATTGTGACAATAAACAGCAACGTTTAGAGAAGCACTAAAATAGAGTTTGTAATCGATATATGATGACGAGCTTGCCGCTTTAAAAACAACACTGAAGTCACGATGATATTAGGGCTAACATTATGACAAGATTTGGAATGACAGGAAATATTTCGCCAACTTTAATCAATGATTTCATTGCATTAAGAGAAGAAGTTTTTGTTGAAAATGGAAATTTAAATCTAATACAATCAGGTTTTAAACAAAAAATAAATGAAGCAGATAATCTCGGTTTTAAGTTAAAAGGCATTTCTAAAAAGAATAATCAATATATAAATGCTATAGACTCTAAAAGGCAAAACAATTATTTAGGCAAATGGTACAGAGATGGATGGTTCTCACAAAAAAAATTAGCAGATGGAGATTTTTCATTTTCTTATACAGATAATATTTTTTATTCCAGAGATAACTTGCCATATACAAATCAAAAATCTACAGGCTTATATATAGATGAAATTTGGTCTGGATATAACGCAAAAATTAACTCATCAAATGATGTTATAGGCGGATTTATTAATGCAAATACATTCGTTTCTGGGGGAGAAGTAAGACCATTTCCATATAAAAATTTTAATGAAATCTTTGACCACAGCGGAATACAGATTGGAGATATGGGAGGAAATATAGCATATTCTGAGCAAGAATTATCTGGATATGAAATTCCGACAGGACAAATATTAGGTTATGCTACAGGAGAAATAGTTGGTTACAATAAAATATTCTTTCTTTCTGGATTAAATAGACAAAATATTAATAATTATGATTATCGCGTTTTATTAATACCAAATAAAAGTCAATACAACAAAAGAAAAAACATAACGTCTTCATCAAAAATATTAGGTAAAATAGAAGAAGAACCAAATCAACCAAGATATAATGTATTTTTTTATACTGGAAATTTAAATGTTCAATATACTCCAAGCTCAAGTTTTACTCCAAATACTTTAGGTTGGGGAGATTTATACGCTACAAATTTAACTGGTAGCTTATATAATATTAATTCTGGATTTAATATTAAATGTTCTGGTGTTTATCCACAATTTTTTATTAAAGATTTTTATGTTTATAATACTGGAAGCTTGACTCAGAAATTTTATTTTGGAAACTCAAATACAGGGATGATAGAAATAACGCCACATATTGCTTCTTATAACACTGATTACCAATGGACATCTGAACAGAATAAAATTTTTTCTGGCCAAAAAATTAATCTATGTTTTATCGGTAAAAATTCCGTTTCACATTTTAAGGTTAAAATTGATACAAAAAATATAACTGGAAACATTAATAATAATTCTATATCAATGAATGAATATATTTATATGTATAGAACGACTGGTGAAATATTGGGGTCTAATTTTACTGGTTTAAAGAGTCAAATATTTTCAGTTCCCTTAACTTTAAATATAAAATTTAATAACGCACAAATTTTTTCTGATGATTATTTTTATGATACAAATACAAATGGATCTTACAGACCATATTCTCTTAAAAATGAAACAGTTAAATTTTATAATTCTGGAATTATAAATAAAAATAATAAATTCTTTGGACTTACACTATATGCTACGGGCGGCATATTAGAATCAGATTATATTAAAAATGATTTAAATAAAAAAATCAATAAACTTGGAGAATATTCTAGGACTGGTATATTTAAAGATATTAAGATAATTTATCCATTAAAAGAAGGAGAAACATATTATTCGGTAAATAGTGATTCTTCTTGGATTCAAAATTTAAATTCTTCTACTCAAATATTTAGATGGATTTCTGGTTTTAGTGGATTTTTTACTGGTAAAAAATTTAATCCAATTTCTGGCGCAATCCAACAAGATTTAAGATTTATAATAGATACAACTGACCTTCTTCCAAATAAAGAAAATATCAGTGGATCAAACTTTACGGTAACACATAATACTGGAATTAGATTTAATAATTCAACTGGAACTCTTAATTTAATGAGAGGCAAAAGATACAGATTCTTACAAACCAATTCGACAAATACATATCCATTTACAATTAATGCAGACCAAGCTAGAGTTTTCGAGCCAGAATATAATAAAAAAGTTTTAAATAATTATAGACTAACAGAATTTAATCCAAACTTAAATACTCCAGCGAAAGTTTACTGGACAGCTGGCGCAGGAATTAGTGGATATTTCAATATAATTGGAGATTTAGATAAACAAGCGATTCTATCTACAGGGTTAAATTTAACTGGAAAATTACAAGAATATAATTTTATAAATTATACTTTCAACATGCAATCAACTCCACTTTTATATAAAAATAAAATTACTGGATATACCACATTCCTAGATGATCCAATGTACACCGCAGATGGCGTGAATTATAAACTAATGAGTAATTTAAAATTAGAAAAGAATAAATCTTATGTATTTTCTCATAAATTTAAAAGAAATGAGTTTTTACTTAGTGGTTTAGGCTTGGTATTTTGGACAGGAAGCAAATTTTATGATAAATCTAATTCATATTATTTTAATGAATATTCCCAGGCATATGGAGTGGCAGGAGATTTAACATTTAATATATTAACATTTAAAGTGCCAACTACAATCTCAGATACCATACCATTATATCTTGGAATTACTGGATCATTTCCTAAATTAGGTCTTCCAGTAGAAATAGTTAGTCAGAATGCATATATTGAAAGCACGGGTAAATATACAAATATTACTAGCCCAGTTTTTAGTGGTAATTTAAATATATTTACGTCTAACATAAACAATAATTTTTCAATTCCATTTGTATTCTCAGGTATTCATGGAATGGATAACATAAGTTTTTAAAAGAGGATAAAAAATATGTCAGCATCAGCCATAGCAGCATTATTAGCATTATTAACAGCTTTAATCTGTGCAATAGTTGCAAAATCAGCAAAAGATCTAGCTTGCCAGATTTGGAACGCGAAAAATAAGGTATACCAAGAAGCTTTAAAAGAGGCTGGTTCACGTCCAAGTGACGCTGAGCCTTTTCGTCCTCCGCCCAAACCAGACGATTGTAACTGCGAACCAGCAAAATAATTACTTGAAATTTTAATTAATTTTTAAATGATAAATTTATGTTCTTACAAGGATCAATAGTCGCAGGATTAATAGCAATATTAGGTATTGAAACTCTTAAAAGATCTGAAAATTCAAATAAAGGTAAGTCAGCAGCAGGAGATTCAGCAGCATGCGATGCATGGAAAAGATTAAAGTATGAGTATGATATGTGCGTTAGCGCTGGCGGAGGAGCTAATCCGTGTTCATATGGAGTATATGGAAACGGCAATGGTACTCCTCCTCCACCTAAAGGCTGCGGATGTGCTGGCGCAAAATAATTACTTGAAATTTTAATTAATTTTTAATATAATTTATATTATGTTAAAAATATACTGCTCTGATTGTGGTGCTCCTACAAATTATACATCAAATAAGCCCAAATTTTGCACTGGATGTGGCAACCCATTTGATAAAAATATAAATCAAAATAAAGTAATAGCTAAAAACCCAGCCCCAATTAATATTCAAAAGCCCAAAATTCAATTAATTGATCAAGATGATGACGATTATGGTGATGAATCAGAAGTAAATCATGTGCCTAATATTAGAGGGTTAGATTGTGAAATTGCAGAATCTTATAAGTCTGGGGAAAAAATCGGCAATATAGTAGGAACATCCGAGGGTTCATCTAGATCAAGGCAGAATTCCAATAAGAAGAATTCCAAACCCTCTAAATTAGAACGTAAAAAATTTTTAGAAGATTTCTCTAAAGAAGCTGGGGCACTGAAACCAAAGACAAGAATTGTAAAAAATGGTAAATAAAAAATCTTCGTTTGAAGATAATATAATTCAAATAAATTTAGAAATCTCCAAAAGGAGAGCCAAATGGAATTTGACAGCTATATCTTGGATGGATTTTAGTGATGTATCTCAAATATTAAGAATTCATATATTTAGAAAATGGCATCTTTATAATCACAAACAGCCTTTAGCTCCATGGGTGAATAGAATCATAAGTAATCAAATTAAAAATTTAATTAGAAATAATTATAGTAATTTTAGTAGACCATGCTTGAAATGTGCAGCAGCAGAAAATGAAGAAGATTGTGCTATATATGGAAAACAATGTAATAATTGTCCATTATATGCTAATTGGGAAAAAAGTAAAAAAAATGCACATGACACCAAATTAACTGTTAGCATTGAAAATCATTCTCAAGAAATAAATGATATGCCGTATGATTCCATGAGAATAGAAAAAGCTGCAGAAAATGTACATAATAAAATGGAAAAAGTTTTAAAACCTATAGAATGGAAAGCTTATAAACTTTTATATATACAAGGAAAAGACGAAGAGCAAGCAGCAAAATTAATGGGCTATAAAACTACAGAAAAAAATAGAATAGCTGGATATAAACAAATTAAAAATTTAAAAAAATCAATAATATTTAAAGTTAAAAAGTATTTATATAACGGCGAAATTGATATATATTAATTTATGAGTGAAAATCTGCCAGAACTCACGAATGAGCAGCAATTAAAACTATTAAACGAATGGAATAGTCGTCCAGATAATCCTCCGTCTTTAGTTGAATTAGTAAAATTAGCTTTTGATAGAGATGATCTAGATGGAAGAAGCAAAGAAGGAAAAGCTGTTAAAATATTCTTAGCTTCTAGACAAATTAAGCCTAAAAAAAGTCATGAATATCAAGCTAAAGGTTTAATAGAATTAACAATTGAGCAAAAAGAATACGTAAGTAACAATTGCCACACAATGACTGGATTAGAAATGTCAAAAATTCTTTTTAAAAACGATGAATTAACTAATCTTTCTCAAGAAACCAGAAGCGTGTTGGAGTATATGAAAAATATTCCAAGTAATATTAAATTTAATAATACAGAGAACGAAACTGCATCCACAGAAGAGTATAGACCTCCTCGTAGTGAAGAAAGAATGATTGCTAAGATTAATAAATACGTTTTAGATGGAGTAGACAAAAATAAATTAACACATAAACATAAAAAAGAAATTAATTCATTGATTGGGTATATGAATACTCATAGATTTATACATCAAATTAATATTTATGATAATGAACCAGACAGAGAACTTTTTGAAAGCAGTTTTGTTAGATATACTTATGATAAAAGTGATTTAACTCAAGAAGAAGTTGATCAATATATTGTTCTTTGCACAGAAGTAGTTATATCTTCTAGTATACAGCAAACAATCAACGTACTTCAAAATCAAATTGAATTATCCATGCAAGAAGACGGTAAAATACCAATGACGATTGTAGAAGCTAGTAGCACAGCTCGAAAAGAGTATAATGATTGCGTAAATAGACAACAAAAATTGAATAATGATTTAAAAGTCAAAAGAAGCGACAGATTAAGCAAGCAAGTAAAAGAAACTGCATCAATTATTAATCTTGTACAAATGTGGAAAGAGGAAGAAAGCAGAAATAAATTAATTAAAATGGCAGAGATGCGAAAACAAGTAGTTGAAAAAGAAATAGATAGACTATCTACGATGGATGAAATAAAATCTAAAATTTTAGGAATCTCTAAAGACGAAATATTAAACGGATGAGCATAATTTGTAAAGTTGATGGCAAAGAATTTAAAGATGAAAAAAGCCTTCATCTTTCATTAAAAGGTTATGGTCTTAATAAAGTAAAATATTACCAAAAATATTATGAGCGCAGAGATTTATTGACTAATGAATTAATTAATTTCAAAACTAAAGATCAATATTTGACTAGCGATTTCAACGATAAGAATAATATGAAAAAATGGCTTAAACAACAGCCAATAGAAAAAGCTCAAGAATATTGTAAGCAATTATTAATTAAAAGAAAAGAATCTAAAAATTTAATATACTCCCCAACTCAAGTAGAGCTTAGAACAATTATGGCTCCATCGATTATATCTTATAATAAAATATTTAAAGATTATTATGATGTATGCTCATCTATAGGCTTAGAAAATAAATTCATTCATGCTAATTTAGTCGGAGATCATTTTAAAAATAAATTAACATCAAAAGATATAATTTACGTTGATACTCGCGAGCAAAGTTGGTTGAAATTTGATTCCCCATTTGAAATTAAAACGCTTGGATTTGGCGATTATACTTGTTCAAACGATAATTGTGGATGCTTTATAGAGAGAAAAAGCTTAAGTGATTTCATAAGCACTCTAAGCGTTAAGAATTTTGATAGATTTAAAAATGAAATTGAAAAAGCTAAAAAGAATAATTCTTATATTATCGTAATGGTTGAAGAAAAGTTATCAAACGCTTTAAGTTTTCAATATTTACCTCATATTAGTAAAAAGATAAAAGTAACACCAGAATATATATTTCATAACGTCAGAGAACTCTTACAAAATTATAATAATTTACAATTTTTATTTGTTGACGGAAGAAATGAAATGAAAAGATTAATTGAATCTATTTTTGCTAGTAAATGTTTTTATAAAAAGATAGATCTTCAATTGGCTTACGATATGAAAGTTTTATGATATATTGTCCAGAAAAATATATTAGAGAAGTTAAAGATATTAATGCTGAATTATCAGAGCTCAAAGGCTATCTTAATGACAAAGAAGCTAAAATATCATTAGCTAAATTCTTAAGGGCAAATCTTGGATTTTCTACAGAGCTTATAAGTGGAGTTAAGCTTGCTCCATACCAAGAGATACATTTGAAGGCTATAATGAATAGAAATTTTAATATGTGTGTTTTTGGTCGTGGTTGTGGTAAATCTTTTATGGGCGCAGTATTTTGTTTTCTTCAATGCGTATTTGAACCAAATACTAAAATCCTTATCGCTGGGCCTACATTTAGAACAGCTAGATTTATTTTTAATAATTTAGAGAAAATAGTACAAAGTCCTGGAGCCGAATTATTAGCTCAATGCTTTGGGGCAAAAGCAAAAAGAAATGATCAATTTGAATGGCAAATTAACGGAGGAAGCATCGTAGCAATTCCTCTTAATGGCGAAAAAATTCGAGGTTTTCGTGCAAATATATTAGTTCTTGACGAGTTCCTTTTGCTACCAGAAGAAATTATTAAAAATGTATTAATGCCATTCTTAGTTGCCCCACAGAATATTAAAGAAAGAATGCAAATCAGAGAATTTGAAGATAAATTAATATTAGAAGGAATGATGAAAGAAGAGGACAGAATGGTATTCGAGAATACAAGTAAAATGATTGCTCTTTCTTCTGCAAGCTATACATTCGAAAATTTATATAAAACTTATAATGAATGGTCAGAAAAAATATACAGCAAAGAAAAAGGAGAGGCTACATATTTCGTAAGTCAAATGAGTTATGAGGCATTGCCAGAAGAAATGATAGATAAAACAATTATCGAAGAAGCTCAAGCAGGAGGATCAAGTCATAGTGGATTTTTGAGAGAGTATTGCGCTCAGTTTACAGATGGTAGTGATAGTTATTTTAATGCAAAAAAAATGGAAGATTGCACATTAAAAACTGGCGAAAGACCTCACACATTAATGAAGGGTGACAAAGATAAAAAATACATACTTGGTATTGATCCTAATATGAGTGATAGTCCCAATGCGGATTATTTTGCTATGGCTGTAATGGAATTAGACGAAGAGAAAAAACAGGGAGTTTTAGTTCATACATATGCTGGACTTGGCAATTTAAAAAATCATGTTAATTATTTTTATTATATATTAACTAATTTTAATATTGCATTTATTATTCTTGATAATGCTGGATCAGATACATTTTTAGCTGCATCCAATGAATCAGAATTATTTAAAAGAGATAAAATTAATATTAAAACAATTGATATGAATACAGAATTAGAAGGCCAAGATTATGACATGATGATGAGAAATGCTAAAAATCAATACAATATAGAAGATAAAAGAATAGCATTTAATCAAGTATTTACTGCTAATTTTATTCGTAAATCAAACGAATATCTTCAAGCTTGTATAGATTATAAAAAAGTATGGTTTGCAAGCAGAACAGCTTCTGATGAGAATTTTTTTAATGAAACTATATCTTTAAATATTCCATTAGATTTAATGAAAGGCGAAGATAAGAAGGATTGGACATCATTAGATTTTATAGAAAATCAAGATGATTTTATTTATCAAACCAAGAAACAATGCGTTCTAATTGAACACTCTGCTACAAGCAGAGGAACACAGAGCTTTGATTTACCACAACATTTAAAAAGAAGCGTATCAGCAAATAAAGCCAGAAAAGACAATTATTCAGCATTTATGTTAGCAAATTGGGCAATAAAGTGCTATAATGATATGATGTCTACACAGCAAATTAATCAATCGGAGACTTTTTCGCCTATATTAATTAAATAATGTGTAATATTTAAGTAAAATGCCTAAAAAATCTCAAAATAAATCAAAAACAGCAAAAACTGAAGAAGCTCAACCGTTAATGGTTTCTCAAGCTTCTTTTTCTCAAGAAATAAAAGCTTCAGAAGATAGAATGAGAAGAAATGCTTCTTCTACAATAACAAGAACTGATAGATATAAGAACATTGAAGATGGCATAATTCCATTTAGATATTCATCAGGAATTAAATCTAATTCAAATATGAATATTCGTGATGCGGTTATTCTATGTCAAAAGGCTTATTATAATTTTGCTATATTCAGAAATACTATTGATTTAATGACAGAATTTTCTTGCAGTAATATTTACTTTAAAGATGGTAGTCAAAAAAGTAGAGATTTCTTCACAGCACTTTTAAAGAAAATAAATATTTTTGATTTTCAAGATAAATTCTTTCGTGAATACTATCGTAGTGGAAATGTTTTTATATATAGATTTGACACAAAAGTTAGAGACGACGATATTAGTAAAATTACTCAAACATTTGGATTATCCTCTCAAGCTTCAGTAAATCTTCCATCTAAATATATTATTTTAAATCCAGCAGATATACAAATTGGTGGAACTATTAATTTTTCTGTTGGTAGATATTATAAATTAATAAGTGATTATGAATTAGAGAGATTAAAAAGCCCAAAAACAGACGAGGATTATGAAGTTCTAAAAAGTCTTCCACAAGAAACGCAAAAACTTATTCAACAAAAAACAATTGGAATTTTAACTCTGCCATTAGATAGAGAAAGACTCGCAGCAGTTTTTTATAAAAAACAAGACTACGAACCATTTTCAGTACCAATGGGATATCCAGTATTAGATGATATCAATTGGAAAGCTGAAATGAAAAAAATGGATATGGCAGTAACAAGAACAATGCAACAAGCAGTATTGTTAGTTACAATGGGCACAGATCCAGATAAAGGCGGAATTAATCAAAAAAATCTCGAAGCAATGCAAAAACTTTTTGAAAATCAAAGCGTAGGTAGAGTTTTAATTGCAGATTATACTACTAAAGCTCAATTCGTTATTCCAGATATCGGTAATCTTATTGGGCCACAAAAATATGAAGTAGTAGATCGGGATATTCAAATTGGTTTAAATAATATTCTTATTGGCAATGAAAAATTTGCGAATCAAAGTATTAAAGTGCAAGTCTTTATAGAAAGATTAAAACAAGCTCGCGAAACATTTATTAATGATTTTCTATTTCCAGAAATTAGAAGAATTAGTAAAGAATTGGGTTTTAAAAATTATCCAACTCCGCATTTTGAAGATATCGATCTGAAAGATGACATCCAATACTCTAGAGTTTATACAAGACTTGTAGAACTAGGAGTATTAACTCCAGAAGAAGGATTACAAGCAATAGATAGTGGAAGACTTCCATCGCCTCAAGATTCAGTTTTATCTCAAGAAAAATTTAGAGAATTAAAAGATCAAGGTCTTTATCAACCATTAATTGGTGGAGCGAAAATTGGAGCAGAAGCTGGTAGACCAAGTGGATCGACTGGGATTCCTCAATCTACAAAAAATGTTAAACCAATTGGCGAAGGTAAACAATCTAAAGCTGTATTTTTTGATGTTAATAGAATTAAAGAAAATTTTATTTTAGCATCGAAACTTCAAGAAAAAGTAGAAAGCTCATTGAGAGAAAAGCATAGTTTAAGAAAACTTTCTAAACAACAAAAAGAAGTAGCTTTTGAAATTACAAAAATTATTGTAGCAAATGAAAACCCACAGAACTGGGAAGTAGAAAGCTTAAATTACGTTAATAATCCAAAAGATAAAAATTTAGAAACAGTATCTAATGTTCAAGATATAGCGTTAGAACATGGAGTTGATAGTTATATAGCTGGTATTCTTTATCACAGCAAACAACAAGGAAAAGAAAATGGCTGAAAATTTAATTAGATTAAAACAATTAAATCAAAGTGAAATTACAGGTCTTGTTCAAGATGTAATAAGTTCTAATTCTTATGCTTTAACCCAAAATGGTGGCACAGGAGTAAATATAAATAATGTTGGTGGAATAAATTTAAATAATTTATATATAAATATAAGTGGTAGCAAAATTAATTTTCAAAATGATGATATAAATTTAGCTTATCAATTCCCTCCTGCCACAGGAATTAGAAGACATCTACCATTTGGGTTTCAATCAATGTCGACTACGACTCCTAATTCTGGAGTCATAACATATCATCCGTTTTTAATTAGAAAAAAAATACCTAAATTAAATTTATGCGTAGAGTCCACTTCTTACGTCAATAATACCACTATTAAGCTCGGAATATATTCTGGTAATAATGGTTATGAAGGAGCTAAATTATTTTGGAGCGGGTCTATATTTTTTGATTCTTCGAATATTGGAATAAAATCAACAACTGCAAACGTAGTTTTAGACGAAGGACCATATATAATTGCGTCTTGTAATACTGGTACTCCAGTACCATCCTCTTTTAAAGTTATGAATGTTAATTCTAATAGGCAGATATTTGGCGAGAACACTGGCTATAATAATTTTGGTAATGTATCATCTAGTACATCAACTGCATACGCATATTATGATACTGGTTTAGATTTATATTCTTCTATTAGAAGTGGGTTTATGGTTGCAGCAAGCACAAATCAAGCCCCATTAGTTGGTATTGAATATTAAATTATTAATATATAATCTAGTGTAATGTTTTATGAAGACTATGCTATCTAAAATCTTTGGCGCCAATTGGAGATCTTCCACTTCTGGAGTTACCACAGTAGTAGCAATTACTACCGCAATAGCAATTCACTCTGATCCTTCATTAGTAGCATTTCTTCCAGATATAGCAGAAACCTATATTATAGGAATTGCAAAATTAGTTGCAGTCGTTTCTGGTATAGTTTTTGCACTTACAGTAAAAGACTCAGCAGTTACTGGTGGAACAGTAGCTTCTACAGCTGAAGCAGAAGAAAGAATACATCCGCATGGAGAAAATATATGAATAAATTACAATTAATCGCAGTTGCTCTTTTGAGCGTATTTCTTGGAGCTTGTGCCACAACCAATACTGGAAAAGTTGATGTTGCAACAAGTGTTGAAAACACTCTTCCTTATGTTAAGCCAGCAGTAATATTAGCTTGCACCGTTGTTCTTGATCAAGCCGTTTCTGGTAGCGATAGAATTGAAAAAGCTAAAATGATAAACAACGTTGCAGCAATTGTAGAAGCACTAACAGTTGGAAATACTCCAACTCCAGAACAACTTCAAAAAGCTCTTAACGATTATCTTCCAAGTGAAAAAACTCATTGGGCAAATTATGTTACTGTTATCAAAGATCTTTATGCTCAACAATTTGCTAGACTAAATGGAAATGGTGCTCTTGCAGTAAAGGTACTTAACGCTATTGCATCTGGATGCAAAGATGCAACAGCAAGTTACGTAGAGTAATTATGCCAACTGGAATACTCCAAGCTTTACTCTCGGCAGTATCTGGAATATTCGCAGCAATCAATAACGTGTTCGGAGCAAAGAACACGAAAGAAATGAAAGATCGTCAAGAAGCTCAAAAAGAAGTTGATCATCAAAGTGGAATCGAAAATGCAGTAAAGGAAAAAGACCTTGAACAAGCTCGCAAGCATATTAGTTCTTAATTTTCTTCTTGTTGGATGTGCTACTGTGACACCAAATAAAATACAAGATGACAAATCATCTTATGACGCAACTACTCCAAAGCAATATGATAAAGATAATGGTGGATTAATTTCTTTTGTTGGTGATGACGCACTTATTACTCGTCAGGCGCGCGAACGATATAATAATCTAATTAAAATGTATAGAATCAAATTTAAAAAAGAAAAAGCAATTGATCTAGTTGAAGATTCTGGAGTTAAATCCTATAAGGATAGTTTTGGTAACGAGTTATTTTTAATTAATAGTGAGCATCTTGTTTATTTTGGTGTTATGAATAGTTGGTTAAAAGAAAAAGTTCCCCAAGACAATATACTAGACAAGACCATAGATAAAATAAATAATTAAAATGGGTAAATTAAGTTTAAATAGTAAATTATTTAATAGTATCATCTTCAAACCTTTTGAATATAAAAACATAGTATTTAAAGGCCCGAGTGGAACTACTATAGGTAATTTTATAAATGCTTTTGATATTTTTAATGTAGACATTAACGGTGTTGTAAATATGTATATTGGCAATCTAGATACTTCACCCTTAATTACATTTCTTGGCGACGGAAGTGATTGGCTTAATCTTCTCACTGAAGAAAATGTTTCTAATTATGTAATACCTTTAAACGCAATTTTTCAAATAAATAGTACCAGGAATTTACCTGTTTTATTAAATTTAGGTGGCAATGCTTCAAATTATTTTCAAGGTCAAGCTTCTATTAAAAAACAAAATTTAACATCTTTAAAAGTAGGTGGCGGAACAACTGTAAATAATCCAAGTTCAGTTTATGTTTTTAAGGGTGGTTCAATAAATACTTTAGCGGATATATTTAATCCAATAAATTTTCAGGTTAATGATACAATATTTATAACTTCATTAGAACTATTTTTAAATGAAGATTATGATTTTCTTTTTCAGGTTAATGATTATGGGGCTGGAAAATATTGGACAAATGATATATATGCCCAAACAAATATGAATAATTATGTAATTCCTGTTAATTATATTATATATTTTAATACTTCAAATAATAATAACATACAAGTTTCTAATGGAGCAATTATACAAAGATATAGTAATGGAAAAATAAATTTAAATAAAAAATATTTATATAAAGTTACTGGAACAGGATTAACACCTAATATAAATGGTTTAAGATTTTATGATAGTGGTTTAATTTATAATGGTAAAAAATCTTTTTATAGCGAAGACTATCAATATGCTATTTGGTATTGGGGAGGATTTCCAACTGCAATTTGGCTCATAGGATCAATAGCTAATATTGGAACTTTTACTACAAATGCTTGGGGGAAACCAGGAGCAACAGACGCTGTAGCTGGATCTTATATAGCTGCTGGAGATAGAGTTGGAGCAGTAACAGTATCTGCAATTTAATTATGTTAAGTAAAAAGTCCTTAGATCTTATTCTCGAATTTGAAATTGGTGGTGGCGAAAACTATTATAATAAATTTTTAAAAAATCCAGCTTGGCCAGGAGAGCAAAGCGGAGTTACAATTGGTGTTGGTTATGATTTAGGCTATGTAAATAAAAGTGAATTTACTGAAGACTGGAAAGATCTTCCTAAAGAAATTTTTGATAGATTATACAAAATAGTTGGCATCAAAGGATATAATGCTAAGAATCTTATTAGAGGATTAAGAGATATAGTTATTCCTTGGGATCTTGCACTAAAAGTATTTAATAATAAAACAGTGACTAAATTTTATAATTTAACAAAACAAACTTTTCCTAATTTTGATAATCTTCCAGAAGATGCAAAAGGTGGATTAGTTAGTCTTGTATTTAATAGAGGAGCAGCTTTAGAAGGTGATCGTCGCCGCGAAATGAAATTAATTAGAGATGGTATGAAATTAGTATCAGTTTATGATCAAAAAGCTCTTACATTTATAGCTAATCAAATAAGAAATATGAAAAGAATATGGATTGGTGGAAGTATAGAAAAAGGAATGAGTCGAAGAAGAGACGCAGAAGCTAAATTAATAGAAGAATCTTTGTCTACAAAAATTTAAAAGTTAAATTAGTGTAATTTTAATATAATATAATAATGAGTAACATAGAATTAAATTTAAATGGCAATGGTAATATTTCTATATTTAATCAAGGATCAGAAGTTCGTTTATTTCCAGATTCAGTAGCAATGTCTCCAAGCAATAGTAATTTGATTTATTTGTTTGATCCGTTGTATTACAATGGATACATGGAAAGTTTAGACACTCGAGACCCAATCGGAGATCCTAAAAATACTAGGAGTTTTTTACAAAGAATATTTGACAAATATCCTTCTATAATTCCATTGAGCCAATATGTTGTTTCAAAAGGATATATTTCCAATAAAACTGATGACTATGAAAATTTAAAAAGAAAAGGCAAACTAAATGGTCCATTTTTTTCTTACGAAAAAAGCAGCGATGATTCTGATATTCCAGTCGGAAGAGGAAATAGGTATCGTGGGCCAACAAGTGGGGTAAGTGCTACAGGCGAAAAAGAAAGAAGAAAAGCTTTATTAAAATTAATAGATCCAAAAACAAATGGAGTTTTTCCTATTAGAAACGCTCTGATTCCTTTGGCTACAAGTAGTTTTAATTTATTAGAAGCAAATCAATCTAAAACCTTTTCTTGTTTTATAAAATTAAATGATCCAGTAAAGCATAAATCTACTAAGTCGGGTAAAGTAATTAGAGGTAAAAAAGCAATATTTCTAGATACAACTCAATTTACTATTGGATATAGATCTCCTTATTATTTATATAAAGGAACTCAAATCCAGCATGGTTTTACGCTAAAATATAAATATAAATTTGAACCATTTTCTTTTGTTTTTAGTATTAAAGATAAAGCTATGAGTCATACATTTATGACAGATTTTAAATATGAATTTGGTAAAACCTACCACTTGGCAATAACAACAGAATGCGGAAGTGCTAATTCACTTAATTTCTATCAAGCTCCATTGACTGTAAAAGTTTACATTAATGGAGAACAACAAAATACAGCATATTTAAAATTTAATCCTTTGATAAGGGGGAACGGTAGCGGAAATAATAGATCAAGATCAAAAAAAAGTAGATTACAAGATTCACCAGTTCAACCAAATTTTCATAAGAAAAATGGAGCGGATTTTACGCCAGTATCAAATACACAAACTGTGATATGCAAACCTTTAGGAAAATTAAATTCAAACCCTAGATACGGTCCAAATATTTTATACTTAGGCAAATCAAATTTAGCAAAAAATAAATATTCGTTTTATCCCCCAGCCAACGGCCGTTATTCATCACATCTTTCAAAAAGATATTTAAATAATATAGATGTTGGTGTAATACAAATATACAACATTGCTCTTTCTCAAAATCAGATAAATAGTATTTATAATAATTTTGGTATTAGATACCAATAACATCGTGTAAGACTAACGTCTTGTACTGGTTACAGCTCGCGTGAGGTAAGCATAACGTTCTATCCGTTATGCTATTTTTATTTAATTTAAATTATATTTATGTGTAATTATTTGATAAGATATTATTAAGCATAAATATGAATTATAATTCTAAACAATATGGCTTTGAATCAAATGCCAAAAGAAAAGGTCCAAAATCTGCAGCTCAAACTCCAGCGAAACCATCTGAAAGACGCAAAGGCTCGTCTAAAAATAAACCTGGAAGTGCAGGAACGAAAAGTGATAAAGCAATTGAATTTTCTAAGAAAGTAGTAGAAGCGCTTAAAAACAAAGTCAAAGAACATAATAGTAAAAATAAGAAAAAAGTAACACTTGGTCAATTGAAAAAAGTATATCGTCGTGGCGCAGGCGCATTTTCTTCTTCTCACAGGCCAGGGATGACTCGTGGTGGTTGGGCTATGGCGCGCGTAAATATGTTCTTAAAAATGGTAGGTGGTGGCAAAGTAAAAGATTCTTATAGAAAAGCTGATAGTGATATTGCAAGAGCCTCAATTTCTGATTATGAGATAGAAGCTAATTTTGAACCAGATGATGAAGATTTTGCTCAAGCAGAAGAAGATTTAAAAAATTATGATTTAAATGATTTTGAATTTAATGATATTAACGAATTATATCTCGATGATGAGGAAGATGGTGTAATATATGGATTCGACATGGACAAAATATAATTATGAAAAAACAAAAATATAAATTCGAAACAACTTTTGCTAATATTAAAATCCGTCCAGTAGTAAGCGAAGAGAAAGACAAATATCTTTCTATAGCATCACTCGAAAAATTAAGAAAATTTTTGCCAGAAATTAATACAGAAGATAATGTAGATCTTCTACCAGTAGCTTTTGATGCATGTGTTGTAAATAGAGTAAATAAGAACGGCGATGTTATTGATGGAGAAACAGCAGCAAGGATTGCTAAAAATTTTATTAATAAACCAATTAATGTTGAACATAACCGTAAGCAAGTTATTGGATGTATATTATCTGCTAGTTTTAGTCAATTTGGAAATAATGAAAGTCTAACAGAAGAAAATGTTAAAGATATAAAAACTCCATTTAATATCACTTTAGGAGGAGTTATATGGAAAGTTGTTGATCGTGATCTAGCTGAACAAATAGAAGAAAGTAATGATCCAACTAGCGAAAATTATATGTCTATATCAGCATCTTGGGAACTCGGATTTAATGATTATAATATTGTAATATTAGATGAAAATGAAAAAAATATAGAAAATGCTAAAATCATTACAGATGCTAGTGAAATTAAAAAATTAGAAAATAGTTTAAGAGGCTTGGGCGGAACAGGCAAATTAAATAATAATAAATATGTATACCGTCAAGTTTCAGGTAAAGTTGTTCCATTAGGAGTAGGATTTACATTAAATCCAGCAGCAGATGTACAAGGAATAGCTACCCAAGAAGAAGACCAAACAGAAATAAAACTTAAAAATAATGAAAGTTCAGAGATTATTAATGAAATTATCGATGAAACTATTCAAGAAGCGGCCTTGGCCAAAGAAAATAATATTTCCCATGAGGAAAAATTAGATGTAAAAAAAGAGAGGATATATATGAAAATAACCAAAATTGAAGATATTACTGATTCCCTACTTAAAGAAGCTACAGCTAGTTCTGTAGTTGAATTTATTGCAGAGGAAATCAAAAAAGCTAACGAAACATTCGTTGCAGAAAAAACTGAAAAAGAAAATGAGCTTAAAGCTGCAAATGAAAAAATCTCTACAGTAACTGCAGAGCATGAAGTAGTTAAAAAACAAGTAGAAGAATTAAATCAAAAATTAGCTACTATAGAAGCTGAAAAACTTGCTAAAGCTCAAGAAGAAGCATTTAATATGAGAATGGCTTCTTTCGATGAAGAGTTCGATCTCAGTGATGAAGATCGTAAAGTTATTGCTTCAGATATTAAAGATTTAAATGAAGAGGCTTTCTCTGCTTACAAAAATAAAATGGCTGTTCTTATGAAAGAAAAAAATAAGGCTGCTAAAAAAGCAAAAATGGCCAAAGAAGAAGAGATGAAAGCTTCAGTAACTTCAGCAGAAGTAAAAGCTTCTACAGAAGTTGCACAAGAAATTTCAACAACCCAAGAGGTTGTCGAACAAGCTGTTGATAATGGATCAAAAGCTTCAATTGAAATTCCAAATTCAGCCCCAGCCGCACAGCCAAGCGTAAAAGAAAAATACGCATCAGCCTTCGGTTTGGATGGATTTGAATTAACAAATAAATAAGGAGATAAATATATGGCATACAATCTAAAACCATTTAGAGATTACAGCGAACACGACGTTGTTAACCTCTTTTCCTTTAGCGGAGACAGCACACTAGTTGTAAAAGGTCTCGCAGTTAAAGTAATGGCCCCAGGATTCAATCCTGGCATCACAAACGTTTCCCCAACAGAATTCATTGGTAATGTTGGTGGAAATTTCGGATCTAATATTGTTTCACAAAGATATGGCGTTTCTGCTAAAGTAGCTGTTGCTGCTTCTGGCGAAGCAGTTCTTGGTTTAACACTTATGGATGTCCGTGAAACAGACGAAAATGGTGAAAAACTAATTTTCAATCCACGTAAAGCCGCAGAGATGGGCGTAGTAGTCAGTGGTCAAGCTGTACCAGTTCTTACAAAAGGACTTGTTATGTATAGCGGAACAGCTGCTACCGCAGGTCACGTAGCTTACGTAGGTGCAACAGCTGGAGAATTAGCCTCCGCAGCAACTCTACCTGCTAACGCAGTTAAAGTTGGCAGATGGCTAAGTACATCTGTTCAACAAGTCGCTCTTCTCAAAATTGAGCTGTAATCTTATAAAGGAGAAAATTTAAAATGAAATTAAGATTAAAAAACACCCCAGAACAAATCGAGCTTGTAAAAGCTATGGGAAGTCGCGAAGGTTCAGTTGCTAAAGAAGCAACCGAAGCTTTTGCAGCTTTCATTGGCCCAGTAGTAAATAAAGTACTAATGCAAGCCGCAACAGCATCTGCTATTTATACAGATCTCGCTTTTGACGAAGATGATAGTCCCTCTATCCCACTCGATCTTTATAATGAAGGTCAAGGATATGTTACAACTTGGAGTCAAAGTGTAGCAGGTGGTCTTCCAACTTCAACAGTTGAAGGTCTAAGTGAAATGAAACTAGCTACCTATCGTTTAGATAGCGCAGTTAGCTTCCTAAAACGCTATGCTCGCCGTGGTCGTTTAGATGTAGTTAGCAAAGCAGTAGAGCGCATGAGCAATGAAGTTCTTGTAAAACAAGAGCGTAATGCTTGGGCAGTTCTTCTAAAAAGTTTAGGTGAAAGTGGTAATGTAATTGATGTTAATGAAACAACAGTTGCTTTCACACTTAATCATTTGAATAGACTAATCACAGCAATGAAAAGAAAGAATACTTCTTATGCTGGTGGTTCTACAACTGATGCTTATAGCCTAACAGATCTATTTGTTAGTCCAGAAGTTAAGCAAGATATCCGTTCTTTTGCTTACAACGCTGTTACTAATACAAGTACAGATCTTCCAGCTGGTGCTCGTGAAGAAATCTATCGTGGTGGTGGTACCCAAGAAATCTATGGTGTCACAATTCATGATCTCGTTGAACTTGGTAAAACACAAAAATACCAAACTCTATTCAGCGAATTCTACAGCAGCAATTGGAATGCTACTAATAACGAACTTGTTATTGGTTTGGATTTAACAAAAGACGCTTTTGTTCGTCCAGTAGCTCGTCAAGCCGAATCAGGTGGCACATTCTCAGCTATCCCAGACGATCAATTCTTGGCTCGCGCAGACAAGATTGGTTTCTACGGATTCCTAGAAGAAGGCCGCGCCTGTATCGACGCTCGCGCAGTCTCAGCAGTTAACATTTACTAAAGATTAGTAAATTAAAAATCAAGGAGGCCCCTCAATTAAGTTTGAGGGGTCTTCTTTTTTTAGACTTAATTACAAGTTTCATATATAATCTAGAATAGGAGAATATATGGCTAAAAAATCAAAACTCGATAATTTAAATCAAATTCATGGTAAAATTGAAACACCATTAACATTAAACCAAGTATGGGGAGATGATGGCTCATCTAAATACGGCACTTTAGATCTAGGTAAATATACAGAATATTTAAATAACTTAAATAAAAGTGATCTACAAACTCATGCAGTTAAAATTGGACTTATACCAGTAGATGACAGAACTAGTTTGATCAAAAGATTAAAAGTAGAATTTAATAAATTTTCTTCTCAATTCAAAGCAAGACCAGTTGCAAAGAATGGTAAAATTTCCAAATCTGCAAAAGATATTCTTTCAGAAGGTCGTTAATTTAATATTTTAAAATTCATGCAATTTTGCATGAGTTACGTTAAATGTGAGTAAAAATATTTTTATTCGCGTTAAATTCTTATAATTAATTCATTTTATTTATATATCGTGTAATTAAATTATATGGCTACATATTACAATATAACTGGTTATCAAGGCGACTATATTCAATTAACTTTAAATATAAAAGATAGTTCTGGAACTGCAATTAATTTAGATGGATACGCAATACGAGGTCAAGTTCGACCAAGTTATGGATGGTCTGGAGTTTTATTAGATTTAAATCCATCAATTACAACTAGTGCTAGTGGTATTGCAAAAATTAATATTAATTCTTATATATCAGAATACATCCCAGTTGGAGAACACCTTTATGATATTGAAAGATATCCATTTGGGCTTCCAACAGGAAATAGTATTAAATTATTGCGAGGAAAATTTTCAATTTTACCAGAAGTAACGAGATAAAATTATGGCAGATATAAATGTTGATGTTATTTTGCCAGAACCAATATCTGTTGATGTAAGCTCTCCAACGCAAGCATTAAATGCAAGTATCTTCGTAGCAGGGCCTGAAGGTCCAAGAGGGCCAAGAGGGTATAACGCTCAATTAAATAATTTAACTGGAGATTTTTTATATATAAGTGGTAGAGATGGAATTTCTGTATCTGATAATCGAGTTGATACAATTTATATTTCTGGAAATAGTGGTTATTTTCAATTACAAATAAATACATTAACATCTAATTTAAATTTAACTGGGGCTAATTTAAATAATAATATTTCTGCAGTAAGTGGTGTTCTTCAAAATACAATTAATGATTTAAATAATAATTACGCAACAGATTTTGAATTAAGCGGAAGCGGAGATATACTTAATTTAAAAATTAATTCATTGAGTGGATTTTGTATTGGTAATTTTGCTACAATTTTAAATTTAAATTCTACTGGAAGTATATTAGATAATAAAATTAACTTATTAAGTGGATATAGTAATAATGCTTTTGCAACGATTACAAATTTATATACTACTGGAAACGAATTAAGCAATCGCGTTTATATTACTGGAAGCGAATTAAGCAATCGCGTTTATATTACTGGAAGCGAATTAAGCAATCGCGTTTATATTACTGGAAGCGAATTAAGTAATAGTATTAATTCTTTAAATACTAATATCAATTCATTAAGTGGAAATTTAACAGGAAATTATGTTACAAAAAATAATGGACAATTTTTAAATAGACCAACATTAAATGGAACTGGATTTCTTTTAAGTGGAGAAGCTGGACTATTACCAAATACAATAGTTTATACAACTGGTCGTCAAGACATCTCAGGTATTAAAACATTTACTGATGGAATCACAATTGGCGATGATATTACTCCAATTTTCCTAGAAATAAGTGGAAATGCTTTAAAGGTATATGGCAGTGGAAATTTTTCTGATGGTTTATTTGTAAAAAATATCCCTGTAGTGACGGGTTATGAATTTCTATCTTCTTATGCGACTAATACAAATCTTGCCCTAACTGGAAGTACTTTGAACAATAAGATTAATTCGTTAAGTGGAAACTTGACTTCCACTTATGCTACGATTACTAATCTTGCAAGTACGGGTAGTACTTTGGACAACAAGATTGGTTCATTAAGCGGAAACTTGACTTCTACTTACGCTACGATTACTAATCTTGCAAGTACGGGTAGTACTTTAGACAACAAGATTAATTCGTTAAGTGGAAACTTGACTTCGACTTACTCTACGATTACTAATGTTGCATCTACTGGAAGTACTTTAGACAACAAGATTAATTCGTTAAGCGGAAACTTGACTTCTACTTATGCTACGATCACTAACCTTGCATCTACTGGAAGTACGTTAGACAACAAGATTAATTCGTTAAGCGGTTATTCTGCATCTGCCGCTAATCTTATTTCTACTGGATCCGCTTTGCATATTAATATTAACTCTTTGAGTGGATTATTTACAGGGTATACAGGAACTCTAGACGCTACATTTGCAAGTGATTCTCAATTATTTAATACTGGTTCAACTTTAGATAATAAGATAAATTCACTTAGCGGAGTTTCAGTATTGACTTATGGTAATCAAAATATATCTGGAACAAAAAATTTTATTGATAACGTTAACTTTTCTGGAACTGGCACGTTTAATGCGATTGATTTAAATAATATTGATAATCTTTCGCTTTCTGGCGTAGACGTTACTATTACTAATTCAAATGTAAGTGTTTATGGCAGATTGTCAGTTTCTGGTGTTCCAGTTTTAACTGGAGTGGATTTAAGTTCATATGCGACAAAAATAAATTTAGCTTCTACTGGTAGTACTTTAAGTAATAATATTAACAGTTTAAGTGGATTGTTTACTGGTTACACTGGTTCTTTAGATAATTTATACGCAACAGATTCTCAATTATTTACTACTGGAAGTACTTTAGATAACAAGATAAATTCACTTAGCGGCAGTTCAGTTTTACTTTATGGAGATCAAAGCATTGGCGGAGTTAAAACTTTTAGAGATAATGTTTATATTAATAATCTTTTTGTTACTGGAACTGAAACTATAGTTAGTACAAATAATTTTAGCGTTCAAAGTCCTTATTTACTTTTAAATCTTACTGGTGGAGCAGTTGATGGTGGAATATTCTTTGTTACTGGAAGTGGATTAACTGGAATAAATAATAGTGGTCCAATTATTGGTTTTGATCACTCTAATAAATTTAAATTTGGAGTTAGTACCAGAAATAGCGACCTTTCGACTTTACCTGATATAGCATCATTTCAAGATATTACTGCTTATAGCGGTTTTGTTGATGGCAAGTACTCAACCATAACAAATCTCGCTTCGACTGGAAGTACGTTAGTTACAAATTTAGCCAACACAGGTTCAACCCTACAAACAAATATAAATAATCTTAGCAACACTTATGCTACCATAACAAATCTCGGTTTAACTGGAAGTACTTTAGCCACTAACCTTGCTAATACTGGCTCAACACTTCAAACTAATATAAACAATCTTAGCGGCTATGTTAATTCTTCATCTAGTAATATAGTATTTACAACTGGGGACCAAACTATTAGTGGAAATAAAACTCTTGTTGGAAAAATAATTATTAGTGGATCAAATAATGGTGAATTTATTGGAGAAGAAATCAGATTAGTTGGTGGAAGTGGCGTAGGTTTTGGAGGAGGTATTAGTTTAAATGGTGGAATTGGTGGAATTGGAAAAGGTGCAATCTATGTTGACGGTAATATTAGCATAAATAGAGGTTCAAATGTAAATAATGGTACGGAATTTTATAAAAGTGGAGATGCTGGAACTCCTTATTTAAATATAACAAAAGATCAAATAGAAATAAAAAATGGAGCAACTTTACTTGTAAGTGGAATACCAGTAACTCCAAGTCTTTATGCTACTATAACTAACCTAGCTTCAACTGGATCTACATTAGATAGTAAAATAAACAATTTAAGTGGATACGTTACTGGAACGAACTCAACTTTTACCACGAATCTAGCTTCTACTGGATCGACTTTAAACACAAAAATAAATAATCTAAGCGGCTATATAAATTCCTCAAGCAGTAATATCGTTTTCACAACAGGAAATCAAACTATCTCTGGAACTAAAACTTTTATACAAGATACAACATTTGGTGATTCGGCACAAGGTGACTTTTTAGTTATTTCTGGTAATAATTTCACAGTTTATGGAAGCGGTAATTTTACTAGTGGACTTTTTGTTAATGGCAATGCAGTATTGACTGGAGTCAATTTAAGTTCCTACGCAACAACAGCTAACCTCGTTTCAACTGGATCAACTTTAACGACTAGTATTAATTCACTTAGCGGAACTCTTACTGGAAATTACGCTACAATCTTAAATCTTGCATCTACTGGAAGTACGTTAGCTACAAATATTGCAAATACTGGCTCTACTTTAAATACCAGAATAAACAATCTTAGTGGTTATATAAATTCAACATCTAGCAATATTGTTTTCACAACAGGAAATCAAACAATATCTGGAGTTAAAACTTTTGCAACTGGAGTAAATATTAGTGGTCACGTGGGTATTGGTATTGATAGTAATAATAATTTTAACTTGTATGTTAGA